AATAAGAAATAAAATAGAATTCTATTTTGAGAATCCATGTCAAACAGCATTGTTTTTTGATGAATAAAAAAAGGGTCTAGCAAATAGCTAGACTCCTAATTTTTCTTTGAGAGCATCTGTAAGGGTTGCTGAAAAGTTAATGTCCATTTCAGAAGCAAGGGTATTTAAATACTTTGGAATTGTTAAAGTTTTTTTAACTAGTTGATTTTCGAATCTTTCGCGATAGTATTTGAGATTTACTTCTATAGGAATAATCAAGTCACCTTCTGGAAGGTCTATATCACTAACAGCTGATGGCTTTGGGAATACCTCGTTATCATCTTCTGCGTTGATCAACCATCCAGCAAGTAAATCTTTAGCCATGTACAAAGCCTCATGCATATCAGCACCACAAGTAAACGCACCGTCTAAGTCTGGAAACGAGACATTAATGCCATCGTCAGCTTGATTAAAAATTGCATAATAAAGATACATTATGTTCACTCCTTCGTTTTTTGGAGATAGATAGAATCCAAAGCTCGCGGGTTATTTCAAACCCGCTTGCTTCAAGATACTGTTAGCCGTTCCTTTTGGAATGTCTTTTTTTGGATGGGGTATCGTTACTTTACCTTTTTTACTGGGATGTAAGTAATGATGATGGCTACCAGTGATATTTTTAAAATACCATCCATCCGCTTTTACAATCTTGATTAGTTCTTTGGAATTCATCTCCATCTCCTTTCTATACTTATATTATAGCACGTATTATAACACGTGTAAAGGTGGTTTTGGAAAAAATGCAATTTTTGTAACCCGAATGCGCCTTAATTATGAGGGAGAAGGTCTGTTGACAACTCACAACAATTCACTCTTCTTTGTTCATCCTGTTGAGGGATAAAATCATTGTTGCTGCGGAAACAGCATTACAATGTGCGACCAACTATCGTTATATATGGGGGTGCTATGGTTGGGTAGTAACCCACTTTATTTGTATGAGGCGATAAAATGCCGATGATGAAAATTTGTAAGTGCGGAAAAATTATTCCGATCGATAAACGCAGATGCTCATATTGCGATAAGGAGAATCCTGAAAAGTATAACAATAAAATTAGGCATGAAAGATATGATAAGCTGCGGCGAAACAAGCAATCGAAGTCATTCTACAATAGCAAGGCGTGGAGAATGACTAGAGTATCGGCTTTAAGTAGGGATAATTACTTATGTGTGCATTGCCTACTAGACGGTCATATACTCCCTGCGGAAGAGGTAGATCATATCATCCCTATCAAAGTTGATTGGGGCAAGAGATTGTCGCTAGATAATCTGCAATCGTTGTGTTTTAAGTGTCACAGAGTAAAGACACGTGCAGATAAACTAAAGTACAAGGAGCTGCAAGTATGAGAGCAAGATGCGATCATTGTAAGAAAGAGTTTGAAGTCACTGTCCCATCGAGGTACACCTTTGTGCACGAGACTGAGGGACAAGTTGAAAGAACTTATTTTTGTTGTTCAAAATGCGGAAAACAATTCACAATTTGCTGTAAAAATCATGCAGTTTTTCGTCTAGAAAAAGAGCGTCAGAAATTAATGAGTGAAAAAGTTACTCAACAGACACAGAGACGCATAGATAGACGAGAACAACAAATACAAGCTGAATTAAACGCTGAAATGATAAGACTTAAGACAGTAATTAGTTAGTGCGGGGTAGGGGGAGGTCAGAAAGTTTGAGGAAATCTGCTGAAACCACAGTCCCCCCTTTACGTAGTCAAAAACTGGTTTTTTGAAAATTTTTTTGGAGGTGATTTCCATGCCCGGGAGAAAAAAAGAATCTGTTGAAGCAATTTTAGATAAGGGAAATAAACCGGGTCTAACTAAAGAAGAAATTGAACAACGGCGTGCAGAAGAAGCTCGGGCAAGAGGACCATCTGATCGAGTGAATCCGCCAAGTTACCTGACTGCGAAGCAGAAAAAAGAATTCATGGAAATTGCAAATGAATTAATGCGAATTGATTTGATCTCGAATTTGGATGTGGATACTTTAGCCCAGTATATTGACGCTCGCTCGCATTATCGAGAAGTCCTAAAAGCCATAAAGAAATTTAAGCCAACCTCTTTAAGAACTGATGAGGAGACTGGACTTGAGTATCTAGGTGCAAGTAAAGAATATGCTTCTTTGCAGCGAACCAAGGACTTACTGTTTAAACAGTGCCGATCAATTGCAGGTGAACTTGGTCTAACGTTTAGCTCTCGCTTAAAACTACGTGGTCCACAAAAAAATGACGATGATCAAGATAATAGTAAATTCGGGAAATGGGCTGGTAAGCGATGACGAGAAATAATGATCGTATTACTGATTATGCTCAACGGGTTTGTGATGGATCGATAGTCGCTGGTGAAACAGAGCGACTAGCTTGTGAACGGCACCTAAAGGACCTGGCAAGGCAAGGTACTGAAACCTTCCCGTATTACTGGGATGTAGAAAAAGCGCACGATATCATTGATTTCGCAGAGGAACTAGTGGTTGGTGAGGGAACTCCGCAACCATTGCGACTTGAGGGATTCCAAGATTTTATCTTTGGGAGCTGGAATGGTTGGGTAAATAAAGATGGGTTCAGACGATTCAAGACTTCCTATATCCAAGTGGCGAAACAAAACGGAAAATCCTTGGGCAATGCAATCCCGACGCTATACTATGGAAATTTCGCGGGGTACCAGTTTCCGCAAGTTTATGTAGCAGCAACCTTAGAAAAACAAGCGAGAATCGTATTAAAAGAAGCGATGAAGTTTATATACTCGGATGTAGAACTTAGCGGAACTAAGCACAAACAAGGGTTGTTTAAAGTTCAAGATTATAAATCCACTATATTATGTAACTTGACCGGCGGGACAATTACAGCACTTGGGCGGGATACTCAGATTGATGGGTTTCGTCCATTTTTTGCTTCCGTTGATGAGTACCACTTACACAAAACGAATGAAATTTATAAAATGCTAACTGGTGGGATGGTCGATCTAGAAGAAGGTCTTGTCTCAGTTATCACTACAGCTGGTTATGAACTAAATGCACCATGTAAAAGTTTGTATGATTATTGCAAGCAGGTTGTTTCTGGTGTGATTACCGATGAAACGCAATTTGTGTTTATTTCAGAATTGGATGAGAATGATGATCCTTGGGATGAGAAGAACTGGCCAAAAGCAAACCCAAGGTGGAGCGAAAAGCGTCTAAATAACTTGAGAGCCGATGCATTGAAAGCTAAGTCGATGGGCGGTGCCGATGAAAGGTATTTTCTAGTAAAGCTTTTAAATATATGGCAAGAGTATTCAGACAAAGGCTATATGAATATGAAAGATTGGAAAGCTTGTGGATCAGATAAAAAGTTAGAAGATTTTATTGGTCGAACATGTTTTGCAGGCCTAGATTTATCGGCTGGTGGCGACTTAACTAGTTTGGCGTTGATTTTTCCTTATATGGTAGATAATGTACGGAAGTACTACGTCTATTCACATTCATTTATCCCTGTAAAGCGAGTTCAGGAACATATCAAAAGTGATTTTGCCCCATATGATATATGGATCAAAAATGGATTGATCACTGTTACTGAGACTCTGAGCGGTGTAAAGACAGACTATAAATACATTATTAGTCACCTTAAAAAGTTAATCTCTGACTACGAGCTCGACATTCGGATGATTTGTTACGACCCGTCAAATGCGAGTGCCTTTTTAGGCGATTTAGAAGAACTAGGTATAGACACTGTTGAGATCAAACAATCTATGCTGAGTTTGAACGACCCTACAGAGGATTTTCGATTGGAAGTAAAAGCCGGCAATGTTGAGTACGACAAAGCAAATGAACTGCTCACCTGGTCAGTAGTAAATGCAAAAGAAGTTTCTAATTCTTATGGAGATATAAAAATAGATAAAAGTGTTCGGGCCCAGAGAATTGATCCTGTCGATGCAGTTGTTGATGCATGGAAGATAGCGATGCAAAAAGATAGCGTAAGCTTCGAGGAAGTTGTGGATGATTTCCTTGATAAAATGGGTTGGTAAAAATGAGGAGGTGAGAGTTTGAAAGCAGCAGACTGGATACAATCCAGAACAATAGCGTTTATTGATAAACACCCAAAAATCCAAAATGTTTTGAGTAAGTTTAGTCCTTCGGTCGGATCCAGTGATTTTATGCGCTGGTTAGGTGTGGACACTAAAAAGAATGCATTGTCAGAAGCAACGTATTTTGCGTGTTTAAAAAAATTGTCTGAGACAATGGGAAAAATGCCGCTGCATTTATACCAGAATACAGATAAGGGCGTTGTAGGTCAGCATAATGATGAATTAATTAAGTTGTTGAAGGCTAGACCGAACCCTTATATGACACCATCAACATTTTGGTCAACAGTGGAGATGAATCGAAATCACCACGGAAATGCTTTTGTATTTTTACGATGGAACAAATTTAGACTTGATTCGATGTGGATTATGCCTAGTGAAGATGTTTCAGTTGTGGTTGATGATGGCGGTGTGTTTGGGCAAGCTGATGCAATTTGGTATCAATATATCGATCGACAGACGGGAGAGCTTTATATTTTTCATTCAGATGATGTTCTGCACTTTAAGACGAGCACAACATTTGATGGATTAACAGGTGCCAGTGTTCAGGAAACCTTGAAATCAACGATACAAGGAAACCTTGCTGCTCAAGATTTCATAACTAATCTTTATGAAAACGGAGTTACTGCTAGAGCAGTTGTTCAATACACAGGAGATTTGAGTGATGAGAAACAAAAACGGCTTGTAAAAGGGTTTGAAGAATTTTCTTCTGGGACAAAAAATGCTGGTCGAATGATCCCTGTTCCTGCAGGGATGCAAATCCAACCGTTAAATCTAAAACTAACAGATTCACAATTCTTCGAGTTAAAGAAATACTCGGCACTGCAAGTTGCTAGTGCATTTGGTATAAAGCCCAATCAAATCAATGATTACGAGAAATCAAGCTATCGAAACTCAGAAAGTCAGAACTTGGCCTTTTATACAGATACCGTTCTGTACATAGTTAAACAATATGAGGAAGAGATCACTTATAAACTGCTTTCTACAAGCAAGTTAAAAAGTGGTTTCTTTTTTAAGTTTAATGTGTCGGTGATTCTGAGAACAGATGCTGAAACACAAATGAAAATCTTAACAGGTTATGTGCAAAACGGTGTGAAAACACCTAATGAGGCAAGGGCGCTGCAAGACATGCCTTCACATCCTGATGGAGACAACTTGATGGCAAATGGAAACTATATTCCATTAGGGGATATTGGAAAACAGTATAGGAAAGATGGTGATGACAATTGACGTTCTGGAATTTTAAACCTGTGATTCGTAATGAATCAGAGGAGAACAGCGGGGAAGTTGTGGAATTACGCATTGAGGGAGATATTGTCGACGATTCGAGTGTTTGGCTCTATGAATGGTTTGACGAACCGCATACTGCACCAAATAAATTTCGACAAGAATTAAAGCAACACGAAGGAAAGACATTGGAAGTAATCATTAATAGTTATGGCGGCGATGTATTTGCAGCAGCAAGCATCTATGATGATTTGAAAAAAAGAACAGGCACAACGATCGGGATAGTATCCGGTAAAGCCATGAGTGCGGGATCTGTCATTTTGATGGGGTGTGATCAAGTGAAAGTATCGCCTACCGCAATGATCATGATTCACGATCCGTTAACTTATCTAGGGTACGGTAGTTTATCTGATTTCGAACAGGTGGTAAATGTGCTCAGTGCGGTGAAGGAAACAATATTGAATGCGTACCAACTGAAAACCAAAAAAAGTCGTCAAGAATTATCCGACATGATGACGATGGAAAAATACATGAGTGCTCAAGAAGCTGTGAGTTTGGGATTTGCTGATGAAATCTTATATAACGAGGATCAAACGATTCAAAACATGAAGGGCTTCAGCTTTGAACGAAGCGCTGTATTGAATAGTGCTAAATCACCAGTGAAACAGATGCAGAATTTTATCGAGCAAAAGGATGAATCTGAACGTGTTTCAGAAATTGAATTATTGAAACTAGAGCTAGATTTAATGTAGCTCTTTTTTACTATTAAAAAATTGGAGGAAAAAATAAATGACTAAGAAATTACGTGATATGCAAGAACAAATCGAAAACAAACGTGTGGCTGCTGTTGAATTGTTGAATTCTGGGGATCTAGAAGGCGCAAGAAAAATGCGTGATGAAATGAAGAACTTGCAAGAAAGCTTCAAATTAGCAGAAGAGCTACAAAGCGATGAAGAGGACTTGATTGCTGCAAGTGCGAAGCCAGTGAAGAAAAAAGACAAGGTAAGTGCATTTGATGCATTTGTTTCTGCTTTCAAAAATTTCGGTCGAGAAAGCAAGTTGGACGATGAAACTGTTCAAGTTTTGAATTCGACGACCATGACCGAAGGTGTACCAGAAGACGGTGGTTTAACCGTTCCGCAAGATATCCGTGTTGAAGTAAAAGAACTGCGCCGTGAAGGGGTTGCTCTTGAAAAGTACGTAAATGTTGAACCTGTATCAACTCTGACAGGTTCTCGGAATATTGAAGTGGATGCTGATCACACCCCATTTGATAACGTTGATGAAGCAGCTGAATTTCCAGAAATCGATGGACCTCAATTTAAAAAAATTGAGTACAAAGTGAAGAAAAAAGGTGGAATCCTAAAAGTCACACGTGAGCTTTTCCAAGATACAGGAATTGCATTAAAAGGATATTTGGTTCGCTGGTTGACAAAGAAAACTCGGGCAACTCGGAATTTCTTGATCATCAAAAAGCTAAATGAGATTACAGCCGGTGAAGAAGTTGAAGTAGTTGAGTTTGATGATCTGAAAGACATTTTCAATGTGAAACTAGATCCAGCGATTGCTGCAACATCCATTGTTGTAACGAATCAAGAAGGGTTTAACTATCTAGATAAGATGAAAAATTCGGATGGCAAGTATGTTGTTCAACCTGATCCAGTTCAAAAGTCGAAACGCTTGTTGTTTGGTATTCACCCAATCGAAGTCATTCCAAGTCGAACAATGCCCGTTGTGGGTGGTAAAGCCCCTATTTATTTCGGGGACTTAAATGAAGCCCTCACAATTTTTGATCGAGAAACCATGAGCATTGAGTTTAACGATCAGGCGGATTCCTTCTGGAAAAAAGATATTACGGGAATTAAGGTTCGTGAGCGCTTAGATATTCAAGCAGTGGATGATGAAGCTGTTGTCAAAGGATTGATTGACGCCGGATCAGAACCAAGGAACCCTGGACCTGATAATCGGACATTACAATCAGATATTGTCGCAGGCACTATTGTTACACCAGAAATTGCTGTTGATGAAAAGGGTAAGAAGACTACGAAAAAAAAGAGTGAATGACCATGCATCTAAAAACTGAGGAAGTAAAAGATTGGCTACGAATTGATGGAGACGATGAGGATGCTATCGTCTCCTCTTTAATTGAGGCAGCGACAACTTATTTACAAGATGCGACAGGGCGAAAAGTATTTGGTAAACAAACTTCTATTGCGAAGCTAGTATGTCAGTATATGATCACTCATTGGTATGAAGAAAGAGATTATTATAACCCGACGCCAAATGCAGTTAGAAAACCTATTATTACTGCGATGATTACGCAATTGAAATATGGAGGGGATGACAATGAGTCAACTCAACCGGAGGCTAGGCTACCAACACTCGGACAATCCGGGGAATCTGAACAAAAGAGTGGAACTCTTAAAAAGAGAAGCTCGGGACAACGGAGTAGGCGGAAAACGTAGTGACTCGCTTAAGTGGGTGCTCGTGGATCTGAATCCAAAAGTGTGGGCTTCCATTGAACCTCTATCTAGCGATGAAAAATTTAGAATGAATCGACTTGAATCAGAAATCACTCACCGAATAACGATCAGGTACAGGAAAGACATTACGCGATCGAATCGCTTACGATATAGAGGTAGAGAGTTTCAGATCGAGATCGCTGTTAATTGGCAGGAACGAGATCGATTCTTGGTTTTGATCGTTAAAGAGGAAGTGTGACGATGCCTGAATTCACCGTAAAGCTTGAAGGGCAAGAAGAATTTAAAGTGCGAGTTTCAAACTTTAATCATATTCTTGCGATGGACTTAGAAAAAATCGTGAAACGAAATGCAACTAGAGTAACAAAAGAAGGTAAGGCAAATGCACCGATTGGGCCTACAGGAAATTTGCAAAACTCTATTCGATCAAAAGATGTTTCTAAAAAGTTAGGGTTAGCCTATAAGCACGCGAAGACAACCGCTGCAAGGAAAAAAATGGCGCCACACCGACATTTAGTAGAGCTAGGGACACGTGATCGTATGACAAAATCGGGTGCTTCAAGAGGGCGAATGCCATCAAATCCATTCATGGCTAGAGCTGAAAGCAAAGTTGCACCACAATATCAGAGAGAGATTCGAGAGAGGATTTTTCGAAAGGAAGAACTCTAAATGAAATTAATCGAAACACATGAAGCGATTTACACTCAAGTTGAGGAATCATTAGCGGAACTGCCCGAAGTCACAGTTTGGGATTATCTCCCTGTTGATATTCGACCGCCTTATGTTGTACTGGGGAAGCTAGATTTTGAGTTTCCCGACTCATTAGGATCTAAAACAGGAGGATCCTATAAAGTAGTGCAAAAAATTCACGTAGTTACAACAGCGCAAGAAAAGCTTTTGGCTGCAAAAATCATTCAGATAATTAAAAATGCATTGGATGAATTTGTGGATGTTGAGGAAACGACAGTTTTAGAACAAAAAGTTTTGGGCGGAATGATTGAAGAAACCGCAGATGAAGAATTTTACGGAGAGATGAATGTTGAGCTTTGGCTTGACGATGATGAAGAGGAGGAAATTTAAGTGGGAAAATATACTGGTTTAAAATGTAAGGTACTAATTAAAGGGGTAGGGGCTACAGGAGCACTTCAGTCGCTAGCCGGACAACGCGATGCGACTTTAAATATTGAACTTGGAGAAATTGACGTTTCTTCCAAAGATTCTGAGGGAGGATGGGAAGAAGTTATCCCCGGAAGCCGTTCTTGGAATATTTCGTGTTCTGGTGCACACGTCACAAATGGATCTGTTGAGGTTATTGAAGATTCGATGCTAATGGCTGAGCATACAAGTGAAACAGGAATGTTAGATGCAGAAATAACTCTACCTAGTGGTGGAAATTACAAAGGAAAAGTTCTGGTTACTTCCTTCAGTAAAGCGATGCCTCATAACGACTTAGTCACATACACACTGACTTTGCGTGGTAATGGTCCACTATCACGTGAATCGACCAATGCTTCTGCAACAAATGTAACAAAAAAGACTGCCACAAAAGTCGAAGAGGAGGCTAAGAAATAATGGGAGCAGGAACTTTATTAGAGGGAACAAATGGAACGTATCGAATTTTAATGAGTATCAATGCTCAAGCAGATGTTGAAGAATTAACCGGAGTAAATATGTTTGAGCTTGCTGCTAAGAAGCAGGATCTAAGATTATTGCGAAAAATTTTCTCAGTGGCTCTTCGGTATGGAGAAAAAGATAAAGAAATTGATTTCTCTAAAGCGGGGGATATTATGGATGATGTCATTGCAGAACATGACATTCATTATCTAACCGAAAAGTTAACAGAAGAATTAAATCGTGCACTAGGAATCAAAGAGGAGATCCAAGAAACAGGAGAAAGCCAAGGTGAAGGCGAGGATGCGGGAAAGCTGAAATCCCTTCCTATGAAGAAATAGTAGCGGAAGGTATTTTAATCGGCTTATCTATTTCAGATTTTGACGAAGTCACTCATCAGCAATTTGTGGTGCTCCAAAAAAAGTATCACCAGAAATGGAAGCAAGAAAAGGAAATTAATTCCTACGTTCAATACAGAGCAATTTCTAACGCTTTTAGAAAAGATGGCGAGCCTTATAATGAGTTGTGGGAGGGTCAGGATCAAGAGGTAAACGAAAAATATTTAGAAGAAATTGAAGATGAGAGAAAAGAGCTGTTCGGTGACGAATGGGCTCTTTTATTTTCCGAGGGGAGGGAATAGTCATTTCTAATAGTTTAGTCGTTCGAGTTGGCGCCAATATAAAAGATTTTGAAAAAGAACTTGGCAAAATGACCACTGAAACTAATAAAGTTGGTAACACTTTAGTTGGCATAGGGAACAATTTAACAAAGAGTGTGACGAAACCTCTACTTGGAGTTGCCGGTGCCAGTGTTTACGTAGGATCAAAATTCCAAGCGAATATGAGTAACGTTGAAGCTGCGACCGGAGCTAGTGCAAAAGAAATGGAAATGCTTGAAACTGCAGCTAGAGATATGGGGAATCAGTCGGTTTATAGCGCGTCAGAAGTAGCCGATGCAATGTATAAGATGGGTCTTGCGGGTTGGGACACGCAACAAACCCTCGCCGGGCTTGAGCCAGTCTTGAATTTAGCAACAGCTGCGAAAATGTCGTTAGAAGACACCACAGCTATTGTAACGAAGGGGCTTACAGCATTTGGACTTGAAGCAGAAGACGCCGGGCGATTCACTGATGTATTAGCAACTGCTAATAAAAATGCGAACACCGACGTGCGAGAGCTGGGAGAAGCATTTAAATACGTAGGACCCGTGGCAGGGGCGTTGGGATATACGATTGAAGACACAGCCTTGGCACTGGGACTAATGGCAGATGCTGGGATTGTCGGTTCTCAAGCAGGGACAACATTAAAACGAGCCATTGAGGATTTAACAAATCCATCTGAAGAGGCAGCAGATCTGATGGCAGATCTAGGGATTTCTATGTTTGATTCTGCTGGGGAAGCAAAGCCACTGAATGATATTATTAAAGACTTGAGAGGATCCCTTGGAGATATGGAGCAGGAGCAGCAAATGGCGGCAGCTTCTACATTATTCTCCAGTTCAGCCCTTTCTGGAATGCTTGGGATTATAAATGCTTCTGACGAAGATTTTCATGGCTTAATTGATAACCTCGAGAACGCAGAAGGTAATGCAAAAAAATTCGCAGATATCATGACTGATAATCTACAAAGTGAGTTAAAAATCCTCAAAAATAACTTGCAAGATGTCGGTATAACGATCTTTGAAATAATGGTTCCTGCTTTGAATAAAGGCGTAGAATTCTTGAAAAAGATGTTAGAAAGATTTCAACAACTTTCTCCGGAAGCGCAAGAAAACATTGTCAAATATGGAGCATTAGCAGCAGCATTAGGACCAGTAATTACACTTGGCGGTAAAGCAGTTATTATGTTTGGTCAAATGAAAGCTGCATTACTTCTGAAAAAAGGTGCAGTAGCTGCCGCTGGATCGGCAATAGGTGTTGGAAAAGTTGGTTTAGCTGGGAAAATTGCCGGATTGACTGGTGGAACTAAGGTTGCAGCTGGTGCCCTTGGAATGACAAAACTTGGGCTTGGAGGTACTTTAGCCGCATTACCTATGTTCATTAATCCAGTTACTGTCGGTATAGGTGCGCTTGCAGGTACGGGCTATGTAGTGCATAAAGCGATGACCCAAGAAGCAATTCCAGCAATGGATCTTTTTGTAGGCAGTGTGGAATATGCCGCGGATGGAACTGTTATTGCAAAAGAGACAATAAGTGAAGAAACACAAGAGATAGTAGGAGCATTCATGGATATGTCTCTTGAGGTGGGAACAGAAGTAAATACCATGTGGGCAACACAAACTGAAGTTACTGAGGAAAATAGCAAAGAAATTATTAGTAAAGTTAACGGAATGCATGAGCATCTGTTAGAAGGCTACCAAACCGAGAAAGAAGAAGCATTGCGGATCCAGCAAGAAAAGTTCTCTGGGATGAAGTCTATGTCAGAAGAAGAACTCGAAAAACTCGCTCAAGATACAAAAGACCATTTTGACTTTAGAGAGAAAACAACCCAACAAGCTATGGATGAAATTCATCAAATTCTTGAGACGGCAAAAAATGAACAACGAGCTTTAACAAATGAAGAGAATGAGAAAATTCAAGCACTAAATGAGGTGCATCAAAAAGAAGCAATAAACTTAGCTGCTGAAGATGCCCGAGAACAAGAGTTGATCTTGCGTAACTTGGCTAACAGCAAAGAGCGAATCAACGCTGAGATGCTTTCTGACGCAGTAACAAAAATTAACGAACAATACAATGAGACGGTTTCAAAGGCAGAAGCACAGCGCGATGAAACAGTCAGAGCTGCATTAGAACAAAGGGACGAAACAATTGCTGAAATCGAACATCAACGCGATGTGTTAGGTGTTCTATCAGAAGAACAAGCAGCTAAAATGATCGATGAAGCAAAAAGAACTACAGAAACAACTGTCAGAGAAGCAGAGGATTTAGCGAACGGTACCATTCAAGCTGCTGACAGAACCCGCACTAAAGGTCTGAATCGACTTGAATCTGCTCACGAAGAGCTTAGAGGAACGGTGGATTTAGAAACAGGTGAAATTTTAAGTCACTGGGGCAAACTTAAAAATTGGTGGAGTAACTGGTGGCCAGAGACTAAAATTGCTCGTATATTTACGCGTAGTGATGATGGACCACAACATCCACGGCACGCAAATGGGACACCAAACTTTGCAGGTGGGCTAACATGGGTTAATGAACGTGGACCAGAGCTTATTAACTTGCAACGTGGGGCGTCTATTATTCCAGCACCGCTTAGTGGTTTAATGGCGCAAGAATATGGACGTGAAAGAGCAAGAGAAGATAGTCACCGCCAAGAAATTGTTGTCGCTGGTGATTCGGGGCCTACTTATCTAGTTGTTGATAAAAAAATTCTTGGTGAAGTACTCGCTGACCCAGTGAAAGAGAGCCAGAATCGAAGCAGTATAAGAGCAAGATCACTAAAAGGAGGGGGGAAAGTATGGTAGAAATGGAGTTCAATGGAATTTCAAAATCTTTTTTTAAGATATTGAAAGATGAAACTAGACCTATATCCCCTGAGATAAAACGGTCAGTCTTTACCAATGCCAATCGACATGGTTATAGAGTTGGAAAAATGCTCTTTGGAGCTAGGACTTGGCAAGAGCCGTTCATAATTTATAGCAAGGGCTTTGAAGACTTACAAAAGAAAAAAGAGGAAATCGCAGAGTGGTTGATACATCAAGATGCCAAAGAACTTATTTTTAGTGATGAAGCTGATCGTGTTTATTTGGCTAGAATTGATGGAATTAATCCGCAAGAAGAATCCGCCTTTTATTTGAAAGGGATCATGACAATCATTTGCCATGATCCTTTTAAGTATGCGTTAGTCCCCGAAAAGATCACTGGCCTTCAAATTGATAATAAAGGAAAAATAGAAACTCCTTGTATTATAAATGTCAATTTTACTGCAGCGGCCAATGAGTTTCGTGTTAGAAATACGACTAGCAATAAAGAAGCACGGATAATTTGGAACTTTATCAGAAATGATCGTTTGGAAATAGATATGTCTCGAAGAAAAATTTTGATTAATGGGCATCTAAGAATGACCTCATTTGATTTTCGATCACAAATGTTTTCTATTATGCCTGGTCGAAATGTGCTAACTTCAAATGTTGCTGCAGCAAATATAGAAACAACATTTAGAGAACGATGGAAGTAGGTGATTATATGGCAGATTTATTATTCTTCAATGATTCAGATGAACTCACAGCAATTGCTTCAAATGAAACAGAGGATTCGCTGCATTATTGGGATGCTCACTTTAGTGAAAAAATAAATCAAGCGAGTAATTTCGAATTTTCTTGCTTGCCGGATCATGTCGATAGTCCATTTATTGAAGAAGGTCATCAAGTCGCATTTTTAGACAAAGATGGCTTTTTTCGTTTGTTCAAGATGGCTAATGTTGACCTTGAAGTGAATGACCAAGGCGAATACATAAGAGTCCGTTGCGAGGACGCCGTACTGGATTTAACAAAGAATATCTTGCGCGACCTACGACCTCAGAATGTGACGTTGCAAACAGCACTCCAACAAGCTTTGTCAGGTCAAAACCGTTGGCAAGTTGGGCAGGTGGGAGGTTTCGGCAATCGATCGACAAATTTTTATTATATTTCTTCAATTGAAGCCGTTGGAAAATGTTTAGAAATTTGGGATGCAGAATTACGAGTTAGAGTAGAGGTACAGGATAACAAAATTACAGGCCGTTTTATAGATGCAATAAAGCGTGGCAATGACACGGGACTACTTTTAGAAGTAGGTCACAATATTAATGGATTGACACTTACTGTTGAAACTGGTCATATCCGTTCCTTGCTATATGGGCGCGGCAGCGGAGTAGCACTTTATGATGAAGAATCCGGAGAAGCAACTGGTGGTTATTCAAGACGTATTATGTTTGATGACTTAATTGCAACAAATAGTACGCATGGATTCAGCAAACCAAGAGGACAAGCATACCTTATAGATGAGGAAGCAAGAGCATTATACGGTTTAGTAGACCCAGCAACAGGACGACGTACACATCTAGAAGGTGTGTTTGAAAGCAGCAGCCAAGAAGATCCTGATTTATTGATGCGAGAAACTTGGGAAGCGTTGAAGCAAAACAATCATCCATGGTATTTCGCAAGTTGCAATATTTCGCTGTTGTCAGAACTTTTGGGAAGCGAATTTGATCATGAGCAATTACGGCTCGGAGATACGATTAGACTAGCTGATAATGATAGTTTTAATTCACCGTTGAGAATTGAATCTAGGGTGATTGGATTTACTTATGATTTAGCTGATTCCGAGAGTGCTGATGTTGAAATGGGTAATTTTAAAAATCTCTATTCGGAAGATGATCGTTTAAATAAAATTGAAGATGGATTGAATAATGGCAACTGGTCTCGTCCGCCTGTAGTAGGTCCCGGAAATATAGCGAATGTTCGACCCGGGCCAATTACAAATTTTGAAGCATTTAGCGGATTTAGTCAGATCCATTTATTTTGGGATATGCAAAGTTTGATTGTACGTGACTATGAAATTCACGGTAGTGAAGTACAAGGATTTGTTCCTAATCCCAGCAATCTAATTGCACGAACAAATGTCAATGCTTTCAGCCATACGGTGGAAGCAAATCGGCGATGGTACTATCGCGTTCGAGCAGTTAACCATCATGATGTTGCTGGTCCATTCTCAGATGAGGTCAATGGTCAAACAGCCAATACAAAAGAACTGGATGAGCTAGAAGGAATATTGGATGATTTGAATGATCGGATTCTTCCGGAACTAGATGAGCGGTTAACTGAGAATGATCAGATCCTTTATGAGTTGAAGGAGAACATTTTGCCGGATCTTGAAGGAAGGCTG